CACAGTCGCAGAACCTAGACCAGGAGTACCAGAGACCCCCGCGTTGTCGTCACCTGGTGGTGCTGGTGAAGGTCCGTCCACAGTGAACTGACGGCCTACCCAGATGCTAGCAGCGTTGAATACCGACCATACTCGCACGTAAGCGTAGTACTGGTCAGGGTTAAGCGACACCGGGAGGATCAAAGTATTAAGGTCCCCGGGAGTTATTTCATTGTGCACGTCCGACGTCCGACGCGGACTAAAGTTGCTCTTTGCCACCTCGGTAGCTGTAAAAATTTTTATTTCTGATTTCAGTTGGGCGTCACCGTCTGTTTGACTGTACGTCCAGGACACAGTAGGCGAAGCAGTTGCTACTGTGCCTATTGGCCCGTCGACCGTGACAGTAGGACGCAAACGATAATTGACAACACAGTAGAACTTGTAGATGCGCAGGCAGTCCGCTATGCCGTGCGGGCTGAGCGCCCTTAAGATGATCTGGTTAATTCTGTGGTGGTCCCAAGGTTCACCTAGTGGGTCGTGGGTGTACGTACCTATTTCCATGCTAGTAATTGTAGTAGTCGGGTAACAGGTACGACTAGTGTAACGATCTTCCTTGTCACGGCACGAGAGCTGGATGGTTAATGGCCGGACAGTAGCCCCGATACGTGCGCACCGCGCGTACAGAGTTATAGAGGTGATAACTGCGCCTTCAGGAACACTGGTTATGTCTATCGGGAAGATACACGACGCTCGACCTTTGTAAGCAGGAGACTTGCAGTACTTGGTGTCGTCGTCGTTGTTCCAAGCGTTCCAAAGATGCGTAACCCCAGAACCTACTTTAGTCCAGCCGTCGTTGCGCCAGTCGTCACTAGGCAAATGATTCCAGTTGCCCATTAGTGCCGCCTCCCTACACCTTGTTGTAGCATCATGCGTATCTTAGGTATCGTCTCCTGGTCAAGTTTCTTAGCTGCTTTTTCGTCTAGATTACCGTTGACTGTAATGGGCATAGAGATCGTGATGCTACCAGTATTGTTACTACTGGTCCCGCTAGCACTGGCAGCAGCATTGGCGATATGATCCATGTTTATCATGTTGCCGACACCCTTTGGTGTAAGCGACATCCCGAATTTGTTTGCGACAGCGCCGAGCAATTTCATAGAATTACTACGCTGACCGGCACCAAGAGGGATGTACGCCTCTCCACCGTGGCCTTCGCCCCACGTGATACCCCCGTACGCCTTGTACTTCTGTCCAGGCTGTATCTCGTCGACCATACCACCCTTGGCGTAGTAGTTATTAGCCATATGGAACGCGAGAGCGCCGTTGGGGTCCCTGTAGCGAACCTTGATGTAGTCCATCATCCAGCGCAGCTGCACATTGGCGTCGTTACGCCAGTCACCAGGGTTAGGGCCACCCGATTCGAGAGTGCCGTACTTAGTCGGTGGTAATGCCTGTGCTAGCCCGTATGCTCCGGACGAAGAGTTAGTAGCGTGGATGTCCCAGGCCGCTTCTCTCATTTCCAATGTATTGAACGAGGGGAACTGACCACCCCAGCCGTACTTGTCCAACCAAGCTTTGGCCATTTCGACGACAGGACCCGCTGCCACACCTTCGGACAGTAGTACTAGCGCTTCGTCGATAACACGTCGCCCAAAGTCCGGCATCCTTTTTACTACTTCGTGGACAAGTGTGCCTGTCTGTTGTGCCTCAATCATGTCGTTACCACCGGACTGCAATGCTACGTGGTGAGTAGCACCGCGAGATCCGTAGAACAGCATGTCACCAGCGCGTGTAGCGTTAGGTGCAATGTCGTGGCCTACCATCTCCTGTTGTGTAGTAACACGTGGCAGATTAATGTTGGCACCCTGCTTGAAGGCATACTGCATCAATGACGAGCAGTCGAACCCAATGATACCGGCACCCTGTGCAAACCCCTCACTCGGTCCACTCGGTCCACCGCCACCCCAGGAATACGGAGTGCCAATCCTTGTACGAGCAGCGTCGATGACCTTACCGATGTCACCACCGTACACAGCACCGAAGGTACTGGCCATCATCTTGTTTTCTTCGTCACGGATGTAACCTACGACAGTTTCTCGTAGCTTGAAGAAGATCCCGTGGCCAGCACGTTCTAGGATGTCTCCTTTTTCATTCATGCCAGGACCAGGTGGACGATGGCTTATCAGCGGCTTGGCTACATTGTCGAAGAGTAACTCCGCCCCCTTAGCCAAACCTGCCCTAGCCCATTCTTCTACTTTTTCTACAATATTTCCTACGGTATTTGCTACGAGATCGGTAGCGGCGTTAGCACCTGGTATTTCTGGTAAAATTTCTGGCCCAACGTCGGGGCCAATACCTGTACCAAGTAAACCGCCGTCAGGGAAACGTGGCACCATGTCGTTAGGTCTAGATTGAGACATGCCCATCACGCCACCAGCGTTAATATTTTCTAGCAGTGACAAGTTCTTAGATGTGGCAGCGGCGTTGACTACGTACTCACCATTAGACAGCCATGCCGGCACCTTGTCCTCACGTGGTCCACCAGGGCCACGAATCTTACCGCCAGACGCGAGGTGAGGAATAGCATCGACATTAGGAATAAGTGGAATACTCAAGTCGCCGGGCAGCTTCTCAAGAATCCAGTTAATACCCTTGAGAATACCGTCGTTGATGACAGTCTTAAGTACGAAGTGAACCGGAGTACCTATGACTTTTGTAATACCGTCCCAGATGGCTTTAATACCATCTTTTGTTTCTTGGAAAATCCGTAACGCTACGCGCTTGAAACCATCAAAGGCTTCACGAATAAATCCTGCAAAACCTTCCCACGCAATTTTTACAGCGTCCCACAGTTCGTTCCAAAGTCTGCTTGCCGTATCTTTAATGGTTGTCCAGACCTCAGAAACGACTCGTTTCATACCTTCCCAGGCATCTCGAATCCAACTTGCAAAAGTTTCCCACGCGCCTCTAATAGCGTCCCATAGCTCATTCCACAAACGTATAGCTGTATCTTTAATCCAAGTCCAGACCTCACTGGCTACTCTCTTCATCCCTTCCCAAGCATCACGAATAAATCCAGCAAAAGCTTCCCAGGCCCCCTTTAGGGCGTCCCATAATTCGTTCCATAATCTAATGGCTGTGTCTTTAATAAATGTCCATACTGCCGTTGCTACTCTCTGAAATCCTTCCCAAGCAGCCCTAATAAAATTAGCAAAAGTTTCCCAGGCAGTACGTAATGCATTTAGAATAGTTTCCCACGCAGTACGAATTGCATTCCAAATTGTCTCGGCTACTGTACGTATAGCGTTCCATATTGTATTCCAAGATGCCGACAGAGCGCTACTTACTGTATTCCAAATTGCTATTAATCCATTAATAAAAGCATTCCAAACACCGGACAGAAAATTCCACACAGCTTGAGCAGCGGTAGACAAAGCATTCCATACCGTATTCCAAGCTGTAGTTAATGCACTGGACACCGTATTCCAGATACCGATGAAGAAACCACAAAACGCGTTCCAAGCAACCTGCAAAGCCTGCCAAATGTCAGTAGCTATTTGCTTTACAAACTCCCAAGCATTACGCCATGCATCTTGCAGGGTACTTCGCCAACCATCAAATATATTGTAAAAGAATTTCAGGACCGCGTCCCAGGCTATTTGTAATGCGTTCCAAATAGTCGATGCCGTATCCTTGACCCAAGACCAGCTCGCGTTCCATGCGGTATACAGTGCGCCGACAAAACCGTTCCATGCGTTAATAAAGAATCCGCAGAAATCCCAGAACGCAGCTTTTATACCTTCCCAAATATCTACAGCTACTTGTTTAACCGTTCCCCAGGCTACGTTCCAGGCTTCTTTAAATGTATCAACAAAAGAATGGTAAGCGGCCTTAATACCATTTAAGAAGATGTCCCATGCCGCTTGCATTCCTTGCCAAATTTCACTAGCAACTGCTTTTATGCCGCCCCAGAAAATATTCCATGCCTCAGCTATGGAATTCCTGAAAATATTCCATAGATTCATCAGTACGCCAAGGAAAATATCCCAGAGCGCTTGCATTCCTTTCCAGATCGCATCGCCTATTGCTTTTATACCTTCCCAAACTCTTGACCAGTCGGCGGTGAAGATCCCGGCGATAACATCCCAAACACCTTTTATGACACCAAGGAAAATATCCCAAGCTACCTGTATAGCATCCCAGATACCTTGAGCTACAGTTTTTATCGCTCCCCAAAATGCTTCCCAGAGGGTACTTACGACCCCGGAGAAAGTTTCCCAGGCGATCTTCATTACATTAAGGAAAACATCCCAAGCGACTTGTAAGATATTCCAAATTGTGGAAGCTATTATTTTGATCGTATTCCAAGTACCATCCCAGAGTTCTTTCAATCCTAGGTTGTTCCAAGCCCATAGGATAGCGCCCATCAAAACATCCCAGGCCATCTGCAACCAGCGCCAAATGGTTCCTGCGATATTCTTTATCTGATTCCAAACTTGGTCCCAGTAAATGACTAGCAAAACAATAACTGCTATAACCGCAAGAACAACAGCTATGATTATTCCTATGGCTACAGCGACACTGCCAACAGTGGCGGAGATAACAGTAACCAGGGCCATGAAAGCAATACGAATAATGTTAGCGACAACACCTAACCGAGAGAAAGCAACTACAAAGCGAACGGCAGGACCTACTATTCTACCGATCCAACCCGCCAATAGCGCAAGTTTTTCGCCAACAATTCCAAATAAAGGTGCGACGCGTGAGAATATAGTCATAACAACGCCCCACGCCGTACCAAATGCTTGGACCATAGTAGCGATACCTTGAATGACCTTGAGCCCTAAGAGTGCAAACTTTAATGAAATAAAGATAGCGATCAGCGCTGTCAGTACTGGTTGGGGTATTGCATTTATAAGATCAGCGAACGCGTTAACGAGTATGATAAGTACCGGAGTTAACAACCCCGCCGATTCCGTCAACTTAATAAAGGCGTCAGCTAAATCTTCTAGGTCTACATTCTTGAATTCATTACCCATTTTTTTGAGTAGTTCCCAGAGTTCCCTACCCTTTTCATTAAACTTCCTAAAAGCTTCAACCATCTTATGGAACGCTGGTGTACCCTCGTCGGTATTTTTCTTAAGTTCTCTAAGCCAACCAGAAAGTTTGCCCATCGTGTCACCAGAAGCAATGCCCGCTGCTTCCATAACGTTCTTAATGATGCCACCGAATGCCCACACACCGGCAACGAAGTCTATAAGAGCCTTAGCCCCGTCACGAAAGCTTTTCTCAAGTTCACCGCTTGCGCGCTTGGCCTCGATCATGTCGGCAAATTGGTTAGCCCACATTTCAGCAAATCCACTGAAGTTCATAAGTACTTTAGCGGCGACAGCAGCAAGATCGCGCAGAGGGTGTAATAGAGTAATTCCTGCGTCACCAAAGTTACGCATACTGACCGTGTTGTCCCGCATGATATTACCGATATCACGCTTGAAGAGCGGGCTAGCTACGACCGACCCTGCCCTAGTTGCGAGATCCCCTAGGACCCGTCCTGTATCGCTCAATCCTTTAGACAGGGTAGGGACGAGTGCAGAGGCATTCTTGAGACCCGCATTAAGTCCAGGTAATACGCTGGCCGAAGCTTTGACAAAATCATTGTTCATTTGTTGCCAGGTATCTTTTAGCTGCTTGGCCCCGGCATTATTCTCATTCATTGCTAGTTTAAGTACGGAGAATGCCTGCGCGCCCAGTAGGATACCAGCAAAACTGAGAGCCCCAAGCGCTTGACCAGCCTGAACTATTTGATTACCCATACTCAGTAATTGAGTAGTGGCACCAGCAGCACCAATAGCTAAGTCACCGAGGACAGTAGCTTTACCAAGTGTCATCAGCCCAGTCTGAGCGCCCTTGACAGCGGCGTCGAATTTCTTAGTGTCGGCGTCAATGATAGCGTTTAGGGTAACTCTAGCCATTGACGCCTACACCTCTCCTCTATCGTCTAGCTTTGGCATTCTCACGCTCTTGCTCGTCGGCCTCTATTTGATAGAGAGCGACCCAATGTATATATTCGTCATGACTTAACGGTCCTGCTTGTCCGTCTAACAATTCTTGTACTGTCTTGCCTAACTCACGAGCTAGTCTGAAGATGAATCTACTCTCCGGCCTCAGCTGAAAATTTGCGCTGTACCGCCTTCAAGTCAGCGTCACTAAACCGCGACACCTTCATGATTTTAAGAACAATCTTGTCCAGAGTACCGGCATATCCTTCTGACATCTTCTCATAGGCGTCGTCGTCTACCGCAGGGTCAACCATGCCATGCTGTAATAATAGCCTATTTAGCAACTGAGTATCCATGTCCGAGGGGTCGTCGCTCCCCTTACTAGCATCCTTCCAGATTAACTGCTGGTCCCGCTTGCTGATGCCCCGGAGTAGAACAGTACCACCCCACTCCGGGACTTCAAACTCTTCTGTTTCAACTTTTGACGCCTTGACGATTTGATCAATTGTAAGTGCCATGATGTTTCAGTGTCCTTTATATAGATAAAATTAATTTAGTAATCTTAGACGACAACGCCGCGAGTAATTGCACTGGTGCACTGGAGCTGGAATGTCCAAGAGGCCACGTCACCAATACCAGCAGTTACCTGGTAGTTAGTAGGCACGGCCGAACCCGAATACTGCGGTAAGCCAATCGTATTGCCCTGCGGACGATAGTAGTAGTCCACACTAGCAGTACCCATGAGGTCCGTGAGGATGATGTCCATGACGGGGTCGTACCTACCGTCTAACGAAATTGAACCGTCCGTAAGACCAGGAACGTAGGTCTTGAATAAGTTACCAAGTGTCGAAGTCTCGGCGGTGTCAGTCGTTCGTGGCATCTGGATGTTAAGAACGTAACCGGAGATATCAGCTTCGACAGTCGGTGCGGCGGCAGTCCCTAACCAGAACTTTGCCTTGCTGCCGTGTGTAAATGCCATTTAACTCACTTCCTTCTCGAATAGGACAAGACAGACACCTTCTCGTCTGTAGTTAATAAATAAGCAAGAGCACTCGAAAGTAAATCTGCCGAGTCCTTAAACTTGCCTAAGCCAATATTACAGCCATGACAAAGCAAGCCTCTAACTTTATCTGTAATATGGTTATGATCTATTACAATCGCAGAATGTTTGTAATGTTTTCCATCATAGCCAGAGAATTGGATACCACAAATGGCACACCTATCGTTCTGTGACTGTCTCAGTTCGCTTAATTCTTTATTAGTAATTCCATATTTAGTTCTTAATCGCCACTCTTTAACATAAGAATTATAACAACTTTTGCAGTATGTTTTTCTATTAGCTGTTCTATTTCCATTAGACTTAACGTAATAGCTCTTAGGGAACTTATTAATGAGCAACATATTTTTGCAGTATATACAGCGTCTAGCTACTATCGTGCCCATCTCTTCGCCTCCTTTAAGCTAGGCTGGGTTAGAGCCACGTATAAATACAACATGGAATGTCGCGTTAGTAGTCAAGTTCCACGCCACCCGAACATATCTTCTAACCGTTGCGCCCACCGCGCTAACAATTCGTTGCGACGAAACGGCTGTCAGTGTAGTAAACGAGCCGCCGGTTAACGGCACCCATGCCGCATTGTCCGCCGAGTCCTCTAGAGTAACTGACGTCAAGGTAGCGGCGGCTTGAGTAATTTGTAAATAAGCAGACCACCCTGTAGTCGTCGACACAGCGGTCATGTCAACACCGGTGCCGTTACCGTCGGCAACTTCTTGGGTAAGAGGATGGATAATCCAACCTCTCTCACTGCCCATATTGTTCTGACCCTGCAAGGTAATCTGGGCTACGTCACCAACTCCGGTAGTGATCTGGACGTTAGTGGTAGTAGATTCAAATCCATATGCTGGTGATGCTAAGGTATCACCCTGGACACATAACGTAAAAATATCATTCGAGGTACTAGACAGCGCGTTATTAAAAATTTCACCAACAGCACCAGCAGAGCCGTCGTAAATACCATCAGCACTAAAGCTACCGTCTCTAAGGCCTTGAATATACGTCTTGTGTAAATTACCAAACGTAGATGTTTCGGCAGTATCGATAGTAGAAGGTGCCTGTACGCTGCGAAGATAATAGCTCAGGTTATATCCGTTGCCATAAATCTTCGCCTTAGACCCGTGGGTGAATGACATTGTTCACCTCCTTCTTAGTATCCTGCACCACTTCTAAAGCGCCACTCTTTACTAGCAGTGTAGCGGATCGAGACGATATATCGTCAATAATATCGCCCTGCTCTACTCTTTTTTCACCTTCCTTACCATAAGCAATGTACTTAATATACTCGGCAAGGACTTTATATTTTGTAGTTTTCTTGCTGAGCGTGGTCATGGTGTCGTCACCGCCGATAAGTCCTTAATAACATGGAAGTTGACCGATAATAAAACCCTGTCTTGTGTGTCAGCAGGAAGAGGTAGCGGGGTGCTGGTGACTTGAATACGTATATAACGAGTGTCACTCAGTGTCAGGTTGTTTACGGCGTCAAGCAAATTAATAATACGTTCCATAAACTGTCTAGCCGCTAAGTAATTATATTCAGCATCGCGCACAATGACCTGAAGAGTAGTCTCTTCCCATACACGCTTCCCGCCGTCAAGCGTGTACTGCCCCATGCTCATTGGAGACTCGTACAACGACACGCAAAAGTCCGGAGAGTCTTGGGTACGCGACAGGAACAGGTTAACACCCTCGGCTAACGACGGGGTTGTAGTAGCGTACGTCGTTGCCAAGTAGGCGCTAATCTCGTCGAGTAACATCAGTTGTGCCAATCCTTTACAAAGCGTGCCACGTAGTGTCGATATAATTTAACGTCTGCACGAGCATATTCAATGTTAGCTGGACGGAACAGATACTTGTAGGATGTCGGCGCCTTGTGCTTGTTGCCTCTATGCCATCTACCCCCGCTGCCAGGCGGGATCTCATGGGCATAGATAGCATAGTCGTTACCACTAGAATTCAGCGTAGTACCACGGTTTCCGTACTCGACAGAACCCTGGTATTTAGTCAGCACCTTCTTAGCCGCTGTCCGTCGGCCAGATTTCTTAAGACGCCCTGTTCTCACCGGCACTAACAACTGCGACTGCTTGTATATATTGCCCGTGATATCATTTATGTAAGAGATAGATCCTTTGTCAGCAGAATCTAAAAGCCGTCCGAATGCAGCATGAGCTTGCAGTAAATCCAAGCGATTCCACGACACGGTGACTTTCACAGGAAGCTCACCTCTACCCCATAAATAATACCATCTGTTGGATCTGGCCAGTTTGTTACTTGGCCAATTTTTCTTTTGTCGCCACCAAACTCAGCGGGAAGAACCACCTTGTCGTCAGACCCGATGCGTGTGCCGTCAGTATTTATATAAGCAACGGTAGAGGTCTCTATTTCTAGCCCGTTGCTACCGCGATTAGTCGAGGTTCTTTCCTCTATAGCTGCCCTATAAGGTCCGCGAGGAATATTGACAAATTGCGGTTCCCCATACTTGTCAAAAGCAGCCTTGCTATAGATATAAACCATATAGGGCATCAGCTTATCGTATGTTCTGTGCGGCATAGAGGGCATATCGATCACGCCCCTGTTTCACTAGTGTCAACATTTACGTCGGGGTTATCGTGCAACCCTTTCTTAAATGTATGTTGCGGGTATTCCGTCTGGCTGTCCATACCCTCAATATCAAACACAGTCATACCAGGGAGCATTTGACTAGCACTAATACTCGAATAGCGCATCCCAAGCTTTCTAAGATGCTTAGCCATCTTGTCCCAGGCAGTAGTTAACTGCCAGTCGCTTGATTGGAACGGTCCGATAGAAACTCGTTGCGAGGTAGAGGCGAACTGACTACCGATAATATCAGCGCACTCAGCAGCGGCGAGATATATATTGCCACCATTAAGTGATAGCGCGAATGTTATTTCACTGTCTACAACTAGGTCATCGGCCGCCGTACCACCCAAAAGCCAGCGCACCTGTTGAAGCGCACTAGTAGCTAGAGCAGCTGGATTGTAGGCCATGACCGTCCCTCCTTTGATTAACGATATGTAGTAATAACAAAAATCGCAGCGGTACCTGTCACAGATATAGCGTGTAGAGATTGCTTCGGGCCGAGTTCAAATGTCTCGGTACCAGTAGTAGCGACAACCTCCCAGCCGCCAGCAACAGTAGCGGTGACCACATCAAGATAAATATTACGGATAGATGTATTTTTAATGCGTACTATCGAACCATGGGACCCACCAGTGGCGATGACGCCAGAAGCGGTGTGTAGAACGTTAACTGCCGCCATCGCCCTCTCCTCCTCTTCTTACTTGACGCGAAATTTATTCTTGGCAGTACCAAGGGCAATTCCTGCCTTAGTCTCCCACTGCGGACCGTTCGGATGACGAACTAGAAGGTCAATGTTGTCGCCAGTGTTGTCGACAAGCACGACACCTTCGTGCCAGACACTCTCATTGGTGCGGTACTCGACAAGAGAACCGACTGCATAAGAAGCCATTTTATTAAACTCCTTTCAGATCAGGCGACCAAGCCAGAGTAGAAAACACCGAGGTCGGTAGCGACTGCCTTGAGCGAGAAAGCCATCTCGCCTTCGATCCGCTCTGCCGCGTTCTCGTCCATACGGAATCGCTTGATACGGGTACCGAACGAGCTAGCACCCATGTAGCCGTTCCAGGAAAACGTATAGCCAGCAGACGCGGTCTGAAGCCCAGGGCTGGGGTTCGTGTAGCAGAGGAACCCGTGCTTACCGGCCATGAACGCCATGTTGGTAGTGACGCCTTCAGCGGCGGTGTTATTCGTAGCCCTAGCAATAAGAAGCTTGTCCAGGCCGAGAGCCTGAGCAACCAACGCCTCGTTAAGGAACGCGCCACCAGGCTTGGTGTACTTCACACGGTCGATGATCTGTGCATGGTTCTGCAATTGCTGCCACACACGAGTACCGATCACCATAGTGTTCGGAGCGTGCCCAGTCTGCTCTTCGACGTTAATAACCTGTGCATAAACGTCTTCGATCGGAGTCGAACCTGCCTGGTCCCATTGCTTGACCTGACCGGCAGTCGGGGTACCAGAGACACCAGTGATGTCCGTGTCCCACACCGAGGTGGTGAAGAACGTAGACAGCCAAAGAGCGTCACGACGAAGTAAAAGCTGGTTCGTCACGAACTTCGTAGCGTCCGAGTCAAGCTTGAAAACCGAGTCCGCGTTTGCACGGGTCTGGTCGTCGACATCTTTGTGGATAGCCCACACGTCAGCAAAGTAGCTGTCCGTGGTAACGTTCCAGCCGGACCCGACCGACTCGGCACCTGGTGCACGCTTCTGGGCATCCGAACGGAACCAGTCGCCCTTGTTGTAGCGCCAGAACAGGTCAGACTGCTTCTGAACCGGGATGTTCCCGAAGACCTTGTCAGCGATGTACTTCGACTCGTCCTGGAAATAAGCAATCGACAAGTTGGTTAACGGAACGTCAACATGAAGATCACTAGGGGTAGGATTCGTAGGCATTAGCTATTCACTCCCTTCACAAACAAGTTAGGCGACAAGTCCGCCGAGCGACGGGGCGAGTAGCACTGAGCAAATTTCACCAGCAGCACCCGGGCTGTCCAGTAAAACTCCAATTGGCCTACCGCCAGAACCAGCGGCGGCAACCCTACCACTAGTAGTGGGAGTCACCCTAGTGCCAGCGTTAAGAGCGCCACTGGCAATCATACGAGTAATACCAGACACCATAATAGTGGCAGCACGACCAGCACCAGAAGGCTTGTTCTGAAGCACACCGACAACAAAATCGGTAGCGACATCAGTCGCAACTTCGACCCTGTTGTCGACAGTACCGACAACCACATTGACCGGCTTGTACTGATCGGCCGACATGTCACTATTGGCTTCTAAGGAAATAACTAAGCCAGGAACAGAAGCAGCCATCTTACTTCACCCCTTTCAAACTAAAGATGCTTCCAGGTTCGACGGTTAATAATTTCGTTGATAGCACTGCGTGATACTCCATACTCTCTAGCTAAAACATGCTGCGTTCGATTGCCAACAGAATAACTTTTACGTATTACCATAACATCTTCTTTTGTTAACTTTGACGAGCCATTATTCTCGCCCACAGCATGTTCGCTCTTACTTTTAATAATGTGACAGTTATAGCAGCGCACTACACACTTTGATAACTCAGCAATTCTACGAACTTCAGGCCAGTACCAAATATTACCACTGCCCTGCTTACGTAGAGCAGGATCTTTTTCAGACGGATTTTTATGATCCACCTGCAAATTATCCCAAGAGCCACAAGCAATGCATGGCCCATTTTCACGAAACCATGCGTCACGTCGTGACCGCTTAAGAGTTCCAGAGTATGTAGTCATAACCGTATTTAACCCTTGGCACCTTTCGTGGCGACATATTCGTCGTAATACTCGGGGTGAGCCTCGAACACAGAAACCTGCGCCTTGGCCTTGGCAACTTCTGCGCTGACCCCATCTGCCTTGAACTTCTCAATTTCTGCTTCGACTGCCTTTTCAATCTTGTTCTTAGTGTCAGAACCTTCACCGCCACCGACGCCAGCAGACTTAAAGACGTTAGATTGCTTAGCCATCGTCTGAGCAGCTTCCATCTGGGCCGCTAGCCCCTTAGCTGCTTCCTCACCAAGAGCCTTTTCAACGGCGCGGAGATTAGCGCCGATATCCTCTGGCTTACCGGGAAGGTGAGTCCAGGCCTTAGCCGTTTCGACCCAACGCGCGACTTCCTTCTCTTCCTTGCCCTTCTCGATTTCCGCGAGAAGACCTCTCTGAGAATCCAGAAGTCCCTTGACGATCGACTGAGTGTTAGGGTCAGCGATCGACTTCAAGATTTCGTCAGCGTTGTCAGAAAGTGACTTAGTGAAAGTCTTGCTGCCGCTAGCCGACCGATTACCAGAAGTCTTCTTACTCCCAGAGACAAGCTTCATACGCTTAATATTTGGGCGGTTAACACCCTTGTCGACGTCGTCATCTTCCTCTTCAGGCTTCTTACCGAACGGGACAAAGGGCTTCTTTTTCTTCTTGTCATCCGAAGCTTTATCGTCCGAAGCCTTACCAACCTCGTCTTCGTCATCAAATTCGACATCGACGTCGTACTCGTCGTCCTCTTCCTCGTCCTTAGCCACACTCTCTAAGGTCTCTAAATATTTCTTGACCGTGTCCGGGAGACCGGCCCTCTCCTCATCCGTGATCGGCATAACATCACTCCTATGTCCGGCCTTTGCCAGAACGGTATTAATAATTTCCTGACTGTCTCTTAGTGTTTTAATTGTCTCAGAATCGTAATCTATTGATTTAGAAACTTCTGGGTCTAACCACTTGTCGACATCATGCGAAACAAGATCGGCGTGATCCTGTAGAAGTTTTGCTATATCTGTCCTACTACCACCATTATAAATTACGGAGAGTATATCAGATCCTAAATCTAAGACGGAACTATATACACCAGCCTGTGTTTTATAAACACTAGCTTCTGTAGAACCACCCTTGTCAGCAATTGCCTTAAGGGCTTCAGCTTTGGTGAGCTTCTTTTTCTTGTCGGCCATTTTCATAGGACCGTCCATATGCACATCCCCGGGATCAGGACAGTTCTTACCAATTGATTCACGACGCTTCAGTCTAAGACTTCTTTTTTCCGCCGCAGTCTTAT